TTGTCTGTAAATATTCTTTAAGAGTGTTATAAAACAGATAGACTCGAAAGAGTTATTTATATCAGACTTGATTAAAACTGGTTTTTTAAAAATTTACCACAATTTTAAACTGGACTGACTATAATATTAAAATATATTATTTTATTTTATTATGTTATTGTATTATATAATAATATAATTTATAAACAAATAATATTTTATTATTAATAAAATATTATTAAGTTTCTAACATTGAGTTAAACCAAAAATTATGAAATAGTTTTGTATTCTATGTTTCAATCTCTTAATTCACTATCTTCAATAATATGTTCTGTATCTTCATCCATTTTATAAACACCATCTTTTTTCTTTAATTTATGTTTTTTCTCTACTAAATCAACTAATTTTTTAAATAATGAATCAGATGAATTTTTTTCTTTTTTATAAATAAATGCGGAACTCATAAAACTAAATCGTTTTTCATCCTCACTCATTTTTTTAACAACTTCTATATCTTTTTTTAATTCAATATCTGTTAAATCCATCAAATTTTTATTTTCCATTAATTCATTATAAAACTCTTCAAACGGTTTTACAATAACTTTTGAAAATCCATATTCTTCCATAATTTTATCTAAATAATTAAAATTAACAAGATATTCTGGATGAACAACACCAATTGTTTTTACTAAAACATCAATTTGTTTTCCAAAATTTGGTTTTTTTTCGGTAAATAATAATTTTGTTGAACTGTATTTCTTATCTATTTTCCACATTAACTCTCCAGAGCTTGTTTTCCCACTTATAAATTCATTATTTTTTAATAAATTGTATATTCTTTCCCCATCAAATGTTGTACCTATTACAAAACCACCAATTTTAAGATTATCATTTATATTTTGAATAATAGTTCTAAGTGAAATTTCATCTTTAAAGAAATAATGAAAACAAAATTGTAAACTAACTGTATCAAATAAGTATTTTGTTGGAATATATTCTCTTGTTTTTATTTTTTCTGTTTCCGTATCTCCACATGATTGTGACGGCCATATTAGTTTACTAGAATCACCTCTAAAATAAAATGCTTTTGGTTTTGGAAATGGAACCATATTTTTATAAAATTCTTGTGCCTCTTTAATATTTTTATAATCAATATCCATACCAATAACTTCTGCATATTTTGCTCTTTTAATCTTATTTATATCTACACCTTTACCACAACATAAATCTAATAATTTACCATGTGTTCCAGATTTATATTCATGAATGTAGGAAGGAGAAGAAAAATATAATAATTGATATTTTACATAATGATTATGAAAATTTTGATATTGAAAACGTTCTCTTTTAGAATTATCATTCAAATCTCTTAAATAATATGATTTTTTATCTACATCATCTTTTAATTCTTCTAATGGAATATTTCCTGTTGTAATCATTTCTTCTGTAATAGGAAGATTGATTGCTTTAAAAACATCATTTGCAGTATATTGACTATTTCCATACATTTCTTTTCCATTTTTATATAACATCGTTTTATCTTTTCTAAAACGATATGGAATCCATTTAAATCCATCCTCTTTACTATTATCATACCCAAATTCAACAATAATATCATCATATATTTCTTCTTTTTCTCCAGTAATAGGATCATTTGCATATATTTTTTCATTATCATCTATAAAAATTTTAACAACATTGTGAATTTCACTATTTTTTTCATCTAAATTAAATGGATTAAATAGTATTGGAATATTTATTTTATTTGCTTTGTGATTTTCTGTATACACTGTTTTTTGCCCTGTAACGTATAATTGTATGGTTTTAAATTGTTTTAAAATTGTTTCAGTCTTACCATCTAATCTATCTATAACATTTATATATGGACTTTTAATATCTTTTTTAGAATCATCTTTTGCAACTTTAATTAAAAAATCAATTGTATTTAATTCTGGTGGTTTCCATTTAAATAATGTTCTCCATGGTCCTCCATGCAATGGATAATATTCATATTTAGGTACAAATATAATACCATCAACATTAAATGTATTATATTTTTTGTTATCCCATAATTCTTTTACTTTTTGAAATATATCACTTCCATCACTTCGAACAGATTGAATATATTTTTTTGTTTTAATTTTTATACAATTTTTTTCATTAAAATTTTCATGTATTTTTCTAGTAGTGGATTTTTGAAATTTATCTAATATATCTAAACGTGTATTTGATATTGTTTCTTTTCGAATATCTGTTAAATGTTTTCTTCTTACATCGTCTCCTTTACTAAATAAAATATCATACATATATATTTCCTTATCATTACCATTATCTATTAATTCAGTTTCTATTAATGTATTACTCCATTCTGTATCTTTATAACCAGTATAAATAAAATGAAAATTATTATTAAAAATAAATATTTTTCCATTATCTTCTTTATTAGATGAAGAATATACTATTAAAAAATTACGCTCACCATCTGCTTTCAGTGTTACGGCATATTTATTATATATATTATTTATATTTGCATTTCTTAATAAATTATCTCTATGTATAGTTACTGGAGATGCAGCTATAAAATTATCATTATATTTATTATTTACTAATTTATTATAAAAATTTTTAATATTATTTGTTAAAGTATTTGTAATTAATATATTGCTATTTTGTAATATTTTTAAAATTATTTCGCAATAATATAATAATTTTTTTGTAATAAATTCTAATTCTACATCTATATTTTTACCAATATATTCGATTTCAATTTCATATGTTAAATTTTCTTTTAAAGTAGTTGATTCTTTAAAGTTTTTACCACGACCATATTTTACACTTGTCATATCAATTAAAAATAAATTATCATCAGTAAAAATACTATATCTATTTTTTAATCTAAAAATTTTATCTTGATTTGATGATAATAATAAATCTTTATTTTTATTTAATAAATTTGTTTCTGGAATTTCATTATTTAAAGAAAATCTTATATTATAATTTTCTTCATCTATTTTATCGATCTTTTCTTTTTCAATAAATTTAATATCTGATGTATTTATATCATCTATATTTGATGTTAACCAATATTTTTTAATATTATCTAATCCATTGATACTAATTCTTATATTATCCGAGTTATAAGACACATCTTTATCCAAAATAATATCTAAAATATTCTTCATTTCATATTTATAACCGAATCCATTATTATCTTTTGAAAAAATAAATTTATGAAAAACTTTATTGTATTTATCAGAATTTATTTTTATATTATTTTTATTCCAAAACCTTACTTCAAATTCATAGTTTATATTTTTTTTTGCATCCTTAATAAATGAACACAATTTATTAAATACTTCTAAATTTAATTCCATATATATTATTATTATAATACTATTTTATATTAAAAATATTTAAATTTTTAATAAATCATTTATTAATTCATTTTTAAGTTTATTTATATTTTTATTTGTTTTTTCTGATTTTTTCAACAATGTTATATTATTATCATTACATAAATTTTTAATAACATCTATTTTTAAAGATAATAAATAATTAAGAGTATATTTTTTTTCTTCATGAACAACTTCATCCACATCTTTATCCACAACTTTATCCACAACTTCATCCACATCTTTATCCACATCTTTATCCACATCTTTATCAATAACATTTTTTTTAATTAATTTATTATTATAAAGTTCTGTAATATTTAAATAATTCCATATATTATCTATAATTTCTTTATTATTAGAATAAAGAATTACAGATGTATTACATAATAATTCTTTATTATATTTTAAAATAGGTTTATATATTTCATTATGTTCTATAATGATAAAATTAGGAAGATATTTATTAAAATTATTATTATTATAATATTTAGGTAAATAATATTCACAATTTATAAAATCAATTAAATTATTTTTTAATTTAATAATATATATATTAATACCCAGATAATCTGAAATATATTCTTTTAATATATTAAATTTATCGGAATGGTTAAAATGCAATGAATTTTTTAAAACAGTTTCTATATCTACTTTATTCATTTTTCTATTTTTACCATAATTAAATTTTGTATATAAATTTTTTTTGTATAGATCATTATCTATTAATGTAATAAATTCTTTCATTATATTTTCTTTATCATCTACATCATATAAATTAAATGTTTCATCTATAATATTAAATAATGAATTCAAAAAACTAAAAACAATACATTTATTTTTATATATTTTATTATCATAATAAAAATCTTGAATACTTTTATTAAATAAAACATCAAAAGATTTAAATAATCTTAAATAAAATACATCGGATTTACACGATGATTTTGAATTATTGAATGATTCTAATAAATCAAAATTTTCTGATTTAAACGATAATTCTGATAAATTTATCGCTTTATTTCTTTCAAAAATATTTATTTTCTCATAAATAGAATCATCAATTGGTATTTGTTTTTTTTGTAATAAATTTGATATATTTTCAACACTTAACATTTAATTATAAATATATATAATTAAATAGTATTTAAATTATTTTTCATATTTTATTAATTTTATAATAAAATATTATTCATTATGTTTTTTATTTTTATTTTTATATGATTCAGTTCCATCTTTAATAGATTTAATCATTTTAGCTTTTCTACCAGTATATTTTGTTTTTTTCTTTTTTAACGATAATTTATTTTCTAAATCTTCATCTTCATCACTTGAAAATATTAAATAATTAGAAGATTCTATATCATTTTCATTATTACTTTCACTATTACTATCATTATTACTTTCATTATCACTATCTAAAGGGTCAAAATTATTATTATAAATATTATTATTTATATCAGTTATATTTTTTTTTGCAGAACTTATTATTTCTTCATGTTTAATTAAATCTTCTTTTTTATGTTTAATAAAATTAATAAAATTAAAAATTTTATCAATTGTTTTTTCATTAACATTGGATAGATTTATAAATACTCCATTTTTATTTTCAGAATATAAACAATTTTCTTGTTTTATTATATTAAAAATTTCAATATATTCTATTTTAGTTAAATTTTTAGAAATTTCAATTAATTTTTTTTTTTTTAAAATAAAATTATCATTTTCTGAATAATTATTTTGCATAATTAAAATGTAATAATATATTATTTTTATTATTCTTACGAAATTTATTCGTAATCATCGCCAATAGATTCTATATCGTCATCTGTATCTATATTACTATTATCTATCTCAATATCTTCAATACCAATATCATCATCTATTGGATTTTCTAATTTAATATCTTCTTGTTCATCATTTATCGTAATATCATCTTCTTCATCTTCTTCATCTTCTTCTTCATCTTCTACACTATAATGATCATTATCTTCTGAATTTATCTCAAAATCTTCTTCATTGTCATTAATATAATCATTATCTTGAATGATTGGTGTTAAATCACTTGATATTAAATCTTTTTTACTACTTTTTTTATAATCATTATCATCCCATAATTTTGCAATAATTTTTATTTCTTTATCATTTAAAGAATATTTTGATTCAATAACTACAACTTTAATAACATCATTTTCAGATATTTTATTAAAAGAATTTTCATTGTTATGAAATTGTTTTGCAACAATAATAGTTATAGGACCATTGTTTCCAAGTATTCCAAGTTTATTAACAGATTTTACATAACAATCTAATACATTTCCAACTGTTGGTTTACATACATTAGCAGTATATAATATTTCATATGTAATATCACCAGTAAATCTACTACCGAGTAGTTTACCAACACTTTTCTTCAATATTTTAACACTATTTTCTTTTACATATCCTTCATCAATACATTTTCCTTCAACTTTATTTTTTAAACAAGTTTCAACATAATTATCAATATTTTCATTTAAAAATTTTGCTTCAACTATTATTTTTTTCATAAGAACACAGTTAAAATAAATATTATCCATATTATTAATATAATACTTATTTTTTTTTTTAAATAAAAAAAATATCATTTTTTATTTTATTTTATATAAAGTTAATTTAAAGATTAAATATTAATTATAATATAATGCACCATTCATATTCTTCTTATAAAAATGATTTAGTATCATTTGATTCGGAAGAATATATTAAAAATCTTGAAAATTCTATTTCATATAATCTTTTTTTTCAATTTATTGAAAATTATAAAGAAATAGAAAATGAAGATTTTAAAAAACCAATTTTTAGTCAAACAACAAAATATAAAAAAATACCAAATAATTATAAATTTTTAAAAATAAATAGAGATAAAGATGAAAATAAAAATATATGGGTTTTTGAAAATCCGAAGGAAGAATCTAGTAAAATATTAATATTAATAAAAACTTATTTAAATAAAATGAGTCATGAAACATATAAAAAAATTAGTAATGATTTTATGGATGAATTAATATTAATAGAAAATAAAAATATATTTAATATATTATCATCTGAAATATTAAATAAATGTTTATTTGATGTTAAATATAGAAATTTATATATAAATTTATGTCATAAAATATGGACAAATAAGCAAATTCATAGTAATCTTATTAATATTATTAATATTGATAATAATTATTATTGGGAATATGAGTCTCAAAAATATGGTCCATTTAATTCTGAAATAAATGCAAAAAACGATAGTTTTAATAAAATTAATTTTAAAAGATATTTTTTAAATTATATTCAATCTCTTTATAATAATAAAGATTTATCTTTTGATAATTTAAATGAAGAAGAAATATATATAAAAAAAAAGAAAATAATATTATTAGTTGAATTAGTTGGAATAATATATTTAGAAAAATATATTAATTTTGATATTATAAATATTATTATAATTGATCTATTGCATTTAAATAGTGATAATTTTAAAATTATTGAAGAGATTGAAATAGAGATATTATATACATTAATTAAACTATTATATACTAATAAAACATCGTTTAATGATTTAATAGAATATAATAGTATTTTTAATGAATATAAAAAAATAATAACACAAATTATAAATAATATTAAAATCTCAAAAAGATCTATATTTTTCTTAAATGATATAATTATGTTTTTAGATAATATTTCAAATAATACAGTTAAAAAAATAAATATAGATAAAAAAGCATTAAATGAATTAATAAAAATGAATAATATAAAAGAATTAAAAAATATTTATATAAATGATAATTATGATTTTATGTATAAAATTATTGAAATATTTATTTCACAAAAAAATATTAATAATATGATTATACATATTATATCTGAGATTAATAATCCAAAATTATTTTATACTATAATAGAAAAGATTACTGATAATATAGATGATATAATGTTAGATATTCCTGATGCAAATACTAAATTAATATATTTAATGAATAATATAAAAGATAATTATCCAAAAAAAGCAGATATAATAAATATGTTAAAAAATATAAATATAGATAGCAGTGATTCAGATGATAGTGATTAAATTTTTTTTAAAGTATCTTTCATGATTTCAGATATTTTTTCATGATATTTGTCATAATATTTTTTTTTAAAATATAATACAGATTCTTTTGCTACTTTTATTTTAATTGTATCAATATAGCCATCTTTAATAGTATCTAAAGGTTTATAAAGAATACAATCAAAATGTCTTCCATAAATTTTTATATCTGGATCATTTGTAAATCGTCTCATATTATAATTAATTGGAATATTATAAATTTCATCATATAATAATAGATAAATTGCCTCATTTGGAAAAATACAACCTTTTTGAATCATTACATCTAATAATTGATAAAATTTTGGAAATATATCTTTATTTGGTTCAAATAGAAGAACACCTCCATTTATTAAACTTTTATCTTTATTTGTACATGTATTTAATACCTCTTTTGAATTTATTATTTTTTTAAAATTTTCCAATCTTTTTACTTTA